AGGTCGGCAGCAATGTTGACTTCAGGGTTCAGCAGGTCAGTTGGCACTAAATTTCGCTCTAGTTTTGTTTGCAGGAAGCCTTGTGGATACCAGCGTGTTTGCTTAATCCAGTAAAGGTTGATCTGGTACAGCCCGAACGAGCCTTTATGCTTTCCAATAGTTGTCGGATCATCAGGGTTTACCGCATCAGCGTTGCATCTGCTTTCGCGGAAAATGATTCCATCACCCTTTGCAATGTCCTTGTCAGACCAACCAGCATCATTCATCATTTGCCACCATTGACCACATTTTGCTTTAGGTGAAACACGGTAAGGAACCTTGATAACCCGATCAGGCACGTATTCATTCGCCAAATACACAGAACCAGAACTTTGATCAACATTCAATGCTTGTGCAACACCAGCAAAACCTGCCAGCAGCACTGTCACACTTAACAAAACTTTCCTCATAAAACTTCGCATCACTTTCGCCTCCTCTAAGTTTGAATATAGATATACAACTAAAGTTTGTTTGTTTATTACTGTTGCTCTCCTGAGCGTCACGGCGCAACATCTGCGCTGGTCGTTCGCCTCAATACGGCGTGTGTATTCAGTGTAGCAGTTGAACAACATATATATATTGATTCACAGCAAACCTAGACCTGTAATGCTCCCCCGTTGGGATGCCTCACTCCAACTACCAAATACAAACGCACAGTGCCTCACGCTCTTGACCAAATCATTTCATATTGCATAATTCGGTGCAGCGTGATCTACCCTCGTTACCGAGTGTTCTCGCCCGCACCTTGCAACAGGTGTACGCCCTTGCTACTAGCCGATTGTGAAAACCTTTTAACTCTCTGGCAACTGCCAATCAATCCCTCTGCAGTTAGGGCACGGGCGCACCACCTTGTAAATGTGCCCATGTACTTCTAACTCGTATTGCTTACTTAAACGCTTGCCTGCTTCTGAATACCTGATGCCATCATCCCAAAGCGTCCCCAAACAAATATCACAATGCACTTCAATCGTCTGGTTCTTTACGCCCAACACTTGAACCTTCCTGAAAATGTTGTGCAGTTCGCGCAAAGATGCAGGGAACTTGTCGCTGTTTGTTTTAATCCAATCAGTGACCTTCCGTGCATCATCCACGTGTGCATCTAAAAGAAAATCATCTGTAACCCATGCGTTCTTAACGGTGTTACGCCCGATCTGTGTAGTTGGAAACAACCCACAAATCCTGTCCACCATCCCCTCAATTTGCATTGGTGTCATTTACCCTCCCACTTATGAAGTTGATCAATGTGAATCAACTTTGTGTTGTCGGCATCATAGTCAGAAGGTGTGCCGATTTCCCACGCCTCCTGCTGAGAAATCCAACCAAATAACTCTGCTTGCCGTAACTCTGGGTAAACCATCCTTCCGACACAAACAATCAGATCAGATATAGCGTTCTGATGCCTGCGGATAGCGGCACTGTCTCGAGTCCTCAACCTGCGAACCTCAATGTTTTTCCCAACATCAGCAATATGTTTGAACTTCTGATGATCAGACCAATGCCAAACATGACCAGACCAGAACCGATTGGTGTACTTTGCAACAGCAAGTTCAAGCAACGCTGAAGCCACCTGCGCAGTTCTATTGTCCTCCTGCATTGCTTTGTTTGAATAATGCGCTGCATCAGGTCGCGACCAATTTGCCGTATATCTCTGAATCCCAACATTGCAGCCATGTTCATACTCCCAACTTTCAAGAGTGACTATCATCTCCCCCCTCATAAAACGCTTGCATCGCTGGTGCTACCAGTTCCTCCCATGCGCTCAAACGCATCATCACTAAACCTTCATTACCCCAATCATCGGGCATTAACACAGCCCTTGCAGGTTTCCTACGTGAACCGAAATCAGCCTCATTGGACTTCACCTGTGCCTCGATACGAACCCAAGCGTTAACAGCAGGCTGAATCTGCTTCCCTGCTTTGACCTCATTGGCAAACAGGGCATCATTCCAGCGTTCCTCATTGCCATCACCGAACTTGTGTGATGGTGCAACACCAAGCCGCTTACGGGCTGTGCGCTGCTTATTCAACCCCTTACGCCTAGAACGCTTGCCTCTAGCAGCAGGATCACTACAACCCCTTATGCGGCGTTTCCCATCTCGACCAGCAACACCAAGAGTGCCAAATATTGGGCATCCCTCAAGATTGCATTTCTCTTGATTCCCCTGACATTCACCTTTGCGATCATCCACCTTGAACCTTCTTTTCCAAAGCAATTAGCCGTTCACAAAAGTCTAAAAAGAAATAATGTGTAGGAATTATGCACTCTTCATACGGTATTTGACCATCAGGATATTCTGACAATAACCGCTTTGTATGCTCAATCATTTTTTCAACAGTAAAAGGTTTATTAGGCATCAGACAGCCTCCAAAGCGAACCAGTCGAGCCACACCTCAGAAGGATGTAACCCCAACTTCACCGCATACCGATCTGCAGCCCACTGTGTAATCATTGTGTCGTTCTGAAACCACTTGTAAACCGTTGAGCGTTTGGTATCCAACGCCTGCGCAATAGTGATAACGCTGGTATTTGGATCAAACTTCCTTACAAGTTCCCTTGCAGGGAAAGTGCGCACTTCGTACTTCCTACTCATCATCATCTCCTTCATCACAAATTGTTATGTTCAGTATCCGCTTGAATGTGCATTTACAACGCATCCTTTAGCCCTCTCTTTATGTCATCACGTAAGACACGCCTATCAGCAGGTGACAGACCGCCGAACACACCCCAACGATCATCATCCTCTGGCAAGTTGATCACCAATTTGAGGCATTGCCTTTTGACCGTGCATTTCTTGCACACAGTTTTGGCTGCATCCCAACGATCCTCAGCAAGAGTCTGCGAGGCAAAGAACACCTCTAACGGTTGCCCTATGCACAACGCATCCTCCCGCCAATGATCACGCTTCATTCTCACCGATCCATAGGTTGTATGAATACAACGCTGCTCGTAGTTGCTCAATAGACAAACGATCAGTCCCGTCAGACCTGACCACAGCACGGGCTGCATCTGCCAAATCAACCAGAACAACAATCATTTTGCTTCGCAACGCATCCATCTCCGCAAATGGTTCATTCATTAGCGCATCTCCATCAACTGCTTGATTAACGCTGATGCTTCTTTGCTGGTCAAATCACTAACAGAAGCCTTGTTGAACAACTGCTGCATAAGTGGAACACAATCGCCGTTCACCTTTTCTTTAGCAAGTTTGCTTATCAAACCCTTCTGCTTTTCACTTGCCTTACCTCCAGATGAAGCAACAGGCTTTGTGATCGGTGTGATGTTCTCAACAATGGTGGCGTTGAACTGTGCAGCAATCTCCGCTACCTCATCAGGTGTTGGTTCATTGTCTTGCACAAACTCACGTACAACCTTTGGTGAAGGTACACCCTTTGCAGGGTGGTTCTGCACATATGGTTTGGCTTCCTCTGCACGCTTTGCTTGCACCGCAGGCAGGCTTGTGATTGTGGTGTTGTCTGACCAATCCTGCTTTGACCAAAGGCTCAGGGCAATACCAAAACGCATTGCAGCGTTCCTCAAGAAATCGCCAACCAGTTCTTTGTCGAGGTCTTGCTTATCGGCTCGCACCGATCCAACACCCAACATTGATTTGCCAAGAAGGGTGAGTGTTCCCCACATAGTTGCTGTTCCGTTTTCCACATTGATTGCTGGTCTGCCGTTCACCCATTCAATCGGCTGCCAACTCCACGCTGGATCAACCTCAATAAGGATTTTGGTTATATCTGCGTGGCTGACATAGGCAAGGTTGATTCCGTTGCGAGGGATAGTCCCCACAATCTTTGGATCAGGTGTTGCATATTCATCAAGCACCGCACGTAATAGTGCTGTGTTCATTTCCTCATTCATGGTTATTTTCCTTCTTTCTTGGTTTTGGTTACGCGCATCACACGGAATGGTGCGCCCTGTTTCTCATATTGCTGTACTAACTCTGGGTGATCTGCACGCAGTTGCTTTGTGTCCAATGACGCTTTTCCAGCCTGCTGCTTCCAAGTGACCAACTGCGCACCATTTACTGTGCCGATCTCATTGCCCAACATCATCTGGGCAAGCGCATCCTTTGCTTTGGTTTCCAAATCAGCAGCCTGCTTTGCCATTGCTCGAGCCTCCTCCAACTGCAAAGCCCAATCAACAGCACTAGCAGGCAACTCAATACTGGTTGGTGTTGGCTTCCAAATACGTGCAATATCTGCAGCACTAAAATTGTTTATATCCTCATCCATAGGATCACCATCAACCCAACCACCGAACACCGCAGTCTCCGTTTGCAACGCTTGAATAGCCTCTGGGTTTGCAGGCAACTCCACAACCGATATGCGCTGGTCACGATCCAGCACCACAAACCACACAGGCACTTGAAGCACAGCCATCTGCGCCCAACCCTGCCAGCACCATTCATCAGGCAAATCATCTGCCGTATAGATGCTGTACCTAGTTGAAGTCTTAGCCTCAACCACAACCGTTGGCTGCTTTTCATTATCTACACCGTCAAGGCTGATTGACAAACGCCCGTCACGGTAGATCACATCTGGTGTAAATATGTTTGTTCCAAGAATCCGCGACGCTTCCTCGAGCAACGGCTTCTCAAGCAGGTTTCCACGCCTAAACACGGCGGTCTCTTCTTGCATTACAGGCTCATTCACTTTGTCAGCAAACAATTCGCCTCTGGTCTTGTATGGGCTTGCACCCATCAATACTGGGATATCAGATGCACCAAAGACACAACGCCCCTGCTCATCCTTCCAGCGTGATAGCAGCCAACTAATGCTGCCGTGTTTTGCTTTAGGTAATACTTGCATTTCCTTCTCCTCTGTTTGTTGTTTGATCTAAGTATGTGCAATGGGTGTTGCAGGGTAATTTGCAAGATGGGCATCCATTAGACGCTCACCAACCCACGTGGCAACGGGTACAACCACCGAATTTCCACACATTTTGTAACGCTGTGTGTCACTGATTTCTGTTCCATCTGCACCCCAACGGGTGTGTTCATCTGGGAAGCCCATCAACTTCTCACACTCTGTCGGCATCAAAGTTCTTGGTTTAAGTACTTCTGAAGCAACACAGACAACCATGTTTGCCTTGAGAGGTGGTGAGATTCCAACGGCAAATTGGTCGAGCCTTCCGTGCGTTTGGTAGAAACAGATTTGATCTCCCGTGTGTATATACCCGTTAGTGCTTTGATTGACAGGAAATATTTGGGTGGCACTTGGGTCTGTGGAGTCAGAAACAAATCCAGAGACAAGGAATATTCTCCGTCGCGCTTGGGGGATGCCAAAGTATTTGCTGTCCAACAATTTCCACTCAATGACCACCGCCCCTGCTTCTGCCATTGTGTCCAACACTTTTCCAAAGTCAGCACCTCTGTTGGAGTTAAGTGCGCCTGCGACATTTTCCCAAATTGCCCATCTGGGAAAAGTTCCATTTGTTGCATTTCTCATCTCCTTAATGATTCTCATGGCTTCGTAGAACAATCCTGATTTACTTCCAGCAAGACCTAACTTGGATGAACCTGCTTGCTGAGACATATCTTGGCAAGGGCTGCCGAAGATAATGCAATCAACAGAAGGCAAGAATCTCCCGTCAACATTGCGCACATCACTCCATTTTGGGATGTCAGACCAATGATGATCTAAAACATTGCGGCAATACTTGTCCCATTCAACTTGGAACTTACACTCCCAACCAGCCTGCTCCATGCCCATATCAAACCCGCCGACACCAGCAAACAAAGAACCGAATGTTGGTTTCACTTCTGTTCACCCCATCTGATCTTGCTTGTCTCTTCCATACGTACAGGCTTCAAATGTCTGCTGCATACTGGCGGTTCACTTACCTTCACAAATGTTGTGATTTTGTTCCCGCATTCAACGCAAAGCCAACGCTGCTCATTTTCTTTTGGCATCATTTCACCCCATCTTGCAAACGGTAACGCCCGCGAGAAGCGCAGAAGCCACCATTCGGCATATCGTATCCACTGGTAACTGCTTGCTCACCGTCAACCATTGTCCAATGCCAGAATGATGAACCGCACCTGCAAGGCTCCTCCCCGTCATTAATCATTTCCATTGTTTCTGCATCATCGGTCACAAAACCACAAGACAAACATTCAAGCCGTTCAATTCCGTGATAGGTAGCCATCACTTAACCGCCTTTTTCTTGGCAGGTGTAACCATTTCAAGGTACTTTGCCACATCAATCTTGTATGACCGCCTTAGAACCTGATTCTCTGAAACTCGAGCCTCTGTGCCATCAGCAAACTTCAGAATCATGTAGTACTGATAAACCGTTTCAAGTCTGTCTCCCTTAAACGATCCACAAGATTCATCTGTTACCTCAATGCCCACAATTTCCCTCCAAACCTTGTTGTATGCAATGAGATCACCAACATTCATTTTGTTTGGTGTGCAACGCTTGTGGGTGTTGATTTCTTCCAGCATTGCCCGCCATGCAGCCTTTGCACGCTTCTGGATTGTGTACCCAGAACCGCCGCACCTAAAGCACTTTGATCCAGTTATTTGGTTGAATGAATAGTGCCCTGTCGTGCCGCAGCGCGAGCATTCATCAAGCGGGAAACCATGCTTATTGAAAATCTCCCCATCTATTACTTGCACTTCTGTAACCATTTGCGCCCTCCTCTTGAGCAGGGGTACTTCCCCATGCCTCAAAGATAGGGCATTTAGCAAGGCAAAGCAAATCATTCAGAATCCCTAGTGTTTACGGGCTTTGGGAATAGCCCCACCCCGTACTAGGGGGCAGGGCTACTCAACCAAACCCATAGCGGAGAAGGAGAACACTACGGGCAGCCTCACCCTAGATGCTCTACTGCGTCTAGTCCACTGCCCAAAACACGCATTGATTGCACCATTGCAACAGGGATGCTCAACACGCAATCCACCTGCTCGTAACTGTTCAAAGACTGAACAAGCACCACGTGATTAGGTTTTGCATCAGGTAACAAAATCCCACAAGACACAACAACACAGGGCTGCTCACTAATCTCATCCTTTTCCATCCATGTAGTTGTGTCAGCGTGCGCATCATGCCAAATGATCTCTGCAAAGGTTGCCATACCTCACCAGCCTTCCTTCTTGCGATCCATACAGAACACTGGTGCTTGGATAGTTAAGTTGCGTTCAGGTGTAACAATTGCAAGTGCCTGTTGTGGCGGCTCATGCCCAAAGCCCATCAGAAGCGCATACTCGTCATATCCCTTCAACGATCCATTCACCACCATTGAAGGTGTACTGATGTATTGATGCCAGTGACCAAGCCAAAGCGTTTGGAAAGATTTGCCTGTGACCATGTATCGAGCGTGCTTCCTTGCTCGCATCCGCATAATTGGTGGGTAGATGCCGCCGATACCGCCACCTCCAGAAACCTGATCACCGTGCGTTATCAGATGCCCATAATCATAAATCTGTATAAGCGCATCGGCACTCTCTGGAATGGTGAAGGTAACCCGTTTGTCTTTTGTAAAACTGCGTTCCACCATCTTTGCCAGCAACCAATCAAAGTTGGTTTTAACACGCTGCTTCATTCGCGGCTTGCGTGTAGTTCTGCCATGATTTCCGACCACAGAAACCACGTGGCATTTCTTGAACTCTGTTGCCAACAGTTCCACAGCAGCAGACAACTGTTCAGCCCAGAACAATAATGAGCCAATCATGGTGTCCTCATTGGTTAGTGCTAGTTCCTCATGAATATCGCCACTGAAAATGTCACCACCCAAAATGAGAACCACCCCGTCATAGTTCACGCCAGCAAGATAATGGCGTGCCATCTTGATCACATTCTGTGTCCACTTCTCTAAACGCATCACAGCAATCTGACGGTTATATGCGTTCAGCCCTTCCATTTCCTCTGGGTTCACAACCTCATCAAAGTGTGTATCACTCAACATAACTACAAGCGTTGCGGCATGGGCTTTCGGTTTTGCTGGTGCAAGCCAAATAGGAGGCTGAACAGACAACCCATCCACCTGATCCACAAATGAAAGAGCCTTCTCCAACTCATCGAGTTTGGTTTGCAGGCGCACATTCTGATTGGCGTAACTGTCGCGCTGCTTACGTACACGCAACAACTCACTATTGCTCTCTGTCTCTAACGCCTCATTGATTTGATCGCCTAAGCCCATTAGATACCTTCCCTGTTTCGCCAACGCACAATTGCGTTGCGTGTAACTGACCAACCGTTGTCTTGCAACACTTGCGCAATAACGGATGCCGAGATTGATGGGTTGCGCAAAGCGCACACCAAGTCCTCTCTGTCCTCCCCCTGCATTGATTGAATCGCCAAATCAACGGTTGATTGAACACCACCAGTATTAACTGGCGTTGCCTCTATCTGCTTGAGCAATTTTCCCATAGTCACCTTCTCTGTGATCTTGAATATGTGCTTCTAACTTGTCATCCACCTTGTTCAAACCTTTATAGATCATTCGTAGTTGCATCTGCACAACAGCATGATCCTCACGGTTCTCCCGTCTGGCTTCCTTTGTTTCCTTCTTAAATGATTGCATGAAACCAACCACAATGCCACCAAGCGTTGTAATACAGGCAACGACTATGGCAGCAGAACTGGCATCCATTTATGCACCTACAACCACTTGCGCAGGTGGATTTGCAGCAAAAACAGCCTTAATTTGCTCAGACGATTTCTTGCCATCAACCTCAACATGAAACCAATCCCCGTTGGGCGCACCATGAACAGTCTCCTTTGTGTACTTTTGCCATGCCATGTCACGGTCACACTTTGCTGCTCTGCCGTGTGGGGCAGGGAAATAATCAATAATCATTTCAATACCCAAAGCGTCAGCGTTCTTAACCAGATAGTCCATTGCAGCCATAGCGTATTTGCGCCCACCTTTAGCAACACCACGCTTACCATCACCCATATTGCGCCAAGAAATATCGCACGCTCGACCAGTTGCATGAACCGAAAGTGACTCTTTGCCACGCATATTGCGAACACCCCAACTGCCATTATTCCAAAGCGCAGGGTTATAAGCCTTGAACAACTCCTTCATTAACGCTGTTAGTTGTGGATGTTCACCAGCAGCAGCACCATCTTTGTTGCCTGTGTACGGGCGTTTCATTTTGCAGCCTTCTTTGCAGCAATCTTTTTCGGCGTCGCGCCAAATGCTGCATCAATTTCATCAGCCGTAAGTTTCCCATCCACACTGGCACGTGCAAGAGACTCCACAACCTTGAACACCGAGACCGCACCAGCAAGTGCAGCAGCCTTCCAAATCTCCAACTCTGGGGCAATAACAGATGCACCTGTGATCACACCCAACGCATTAGTAAGAAATAACGCAATAATTCTGCCTGCAACATCTTGAGCCTTTTTCATTCTGGATCGCCTTTCCTCAACATTGTTGCCATGAAGTGTACTAGCACCGTTAAACAGGTGATCCACAAGGCTTGCCGCAAGGTTGTTCCTGACAAAGTAAGCAGCACTAGACCCGTGCCAGCCCACACCCAAGCATTCTCAATCAGGTAATCATGTATTCGTTTCATGTACGCCTCGTAGGTGCAGGTGACGGTAAAGCAACAAGGATTGTAGTACCTGCAATGATTGTGCGTCTGACAGCAACATTGACATTAGAACCAAGCGGCACGTAAGCACTAAAGCCATCATTGCCGAAAATGTTTAGCGTCTCCTCAAACGCCTCTTTCACTTCATCAGGCACAGCAGGATCATTCATTGCATCAGAAATCACGGCTGCCATTGACTCAGATAGTTGTGTTGGTTCAATCTGCTCAAATAGTTGCTGTGCCTGATTCCTTGTGATTGCAGAAAGCACCTCGACAGCCGCAACCAACTGTTCAGCCTGATCTGATGTGATTTGACTGTCCAGAATTGTGTCCACAATTTGCGCGACCTCATCTGGTGTTGCTTCCGATAGTGCAGTTAGGGCTTCCACAAACTGTGCTTGTGTCAAAGGCTCTCCCGTTTCTGGGGGTGTATAGATACTGGTTGTGGTTTCTGGTGCGCTAGAAACGCTTACAGAGGGCAATAAGGGGATTGTGGTGGCGGGGAGACTGGTGCTTGTAACCTGTGGGAATGTGGTCAGCGTTGTTTCTGGTAGCGGTTCTTGCGTGGTTGTTGTGGCTGGTTCTGAAGTGGTTGCCACGACTTCTGCAGCAGGTTGAGGAAGTGGTAGGGGAATAGATGAGGTTGTTTGGGGCAATGCTGTTGTTGTTTGTAATACTGCCGTTGTGGTTGGCTGGTAAATAGATGTTGTGGTGGTGCTTGGCGGCATCTCCGTTGTCGTGGTACTTGGTTCTAGCGTTGTTGTGGAAGGTGTCGGCAACGGTTCGGAAGTAAAGAACTCTGGTTGCACAATTGCCCAACCCGTGTTGTCAATGTTCCATGCAAGCATGAAACAAGTTCCCCCGCCATTCTCATAAAACCACGCATCCAAAGGCTGTGTGCCTGCAGCAATATCAATCAGCCCTGTTTCCGTTGCGGAACAACCCTGATCCTGCCAAACACCAAACTCATCCGTACCGATCTTGACCGTGCCACCATCATCAGATGCAACCCAAAACTCAATGGTGTCATGCTCAGGGATTTGCAAGAAGCCTGTGTAATGCAGCATAAACAAATCACCACCGCACTGCTGATAGGGCTGCCAATCCCACGTGGCATTAATAAACGACTCAACAGAACTACCGCATAGAGGGTAAGCAATATCAGATTTAGTTGGTGGTATCTGATCTATCTGATAGCCGCGAACCAGCAGACCAACCTGTGATGCTTCAGCAGACTGTGGTGCAAACAATGCGAACAGTGCAACAGGTAGAAAGATCAGCCAACGGGAACTTCTACCCATGCCAGTTCGCTTTCATCCCACATCCAATCGCCTTCAGGCTTAGGTGTAGGTGCTTGCCAGTCATGGTTGCTGTCTAAAGTCCAAGAAGGAAATGGTTGTGGCGCAACAAACACATCAGCAACAGGATCATAGGTATAACCAACACCTGCGTATTGTTTGCGGATGCGGTTGTTATATGAAGTGCGTTTGCACACTTGACCACGAACCAACGAGTATGCGTGTTCCCAATCAGAGACACCATCAACAATTTCCCATTCATCACGACCAACGATTACTTCTGTCACAATGTTGTTGCTATCTAGAAATGCGTAGTGCGCCATTACCAAGTCACCGAGCCTGTGCCACCAGTGAACACAAAGATCTTGAAACCACCAGTTGTTGTTGTAGGTGTAAGACCACCACCAGTCTTCACAAGTGTGCCTGATATAGAAATCGGATTATCCAGAGAATCGGGATAACGCAGAATAACTATGCCTGACCCACCATTGCCAGCAATTCCTGGATTACCACTAAAGGCCGAGCCAGCACCACCACCACCATTGCCTGTGTTTGCCCCACCAGCAGCACCGTTTGCATTGGTGTATCTGTCACCACCTCTTGCACCAGCAGCATAAGTTACAGCACTACCGCTAATGCTGTTTGATGTACCAGCCCCACCTGCGCTGCCAGTAGTTGCACCACCAGCAGTACCAACTCCAGCAGAGCCACCACCACCACCACCACCACCACCATTGAAACCAAAGCCACCATCGTTGCCTTGAGATGGTGATGTGCTTGGTGTGTTACCGAGACCAGCAGAACCACGACCACCACCACCACCAGAGCCACCATTCAGACCTGCAACAGGACTAGCACCTGTTGCACCACCACCACCAGCAGTCGATGTGATGCTTCCGAACACAGAATCATTTCCACTTACGCCTTGTGCAGTGAAACCACCAGCAGTACCACCAGCACCAACTGTGATCGTGTATGCAACACCAGCCGACACGGTTAGACCAGTAACTAAATCTGTGCGATATCCACCAGCACCACCACCACCACCACCAGTCGGCCCATAGTCACCACCACCACCTGAACCAGCACCAGCGACGACGAGATACTGCACCAAAGTAGGTGTAGTGATTTCACCACCACCAGACCAATAGTTATTTACTTGGTTGGTATTGCCTCTGCGTGATCGCAGACCTAGTGCGCCACCTGATATCGCTTTACCACCTGATAAAGCACGATCGAACTTTGGCATAGATGACCTATGCGCTGATTCGGTTCACATACCCAGAGACGCAGATCACATTGGCTGTGGCTGCGAATGCACGCACATTTAGTGCAGTGGCGTTGCCTTTGAGTAGCAGACCAGCGACGATCAGATATAAACCGTTCTCTGCCTTGACTGTGTATTCAATGTGGTCGTCAGGTGATGCGACACCACCCCACTCAATAGTGAGTTTTACATCTGATGCCGAAGTATTCACTGCGTACAACCAAATCTCATCAAGCGTAGTGGTTGTGGTTGAGCCTGTATGGATCAAAGTTCCAGCAGTTGCAGTTTGTGCAACCTTGATCTGCTTGCCGTCTGTTGAACCACTAAGTATTTGTTTGCTGAATGTTGCCATGATGTTTTTCCTTTATCCGAAAACTTGTGCCGATAAAACGAACTGGTCATCCTCACCTAATCCTGACCAAGATGTTCCTGAATAATAGAACAATGAGTTGCTGTCCAACAGATAACAAATCATTCCCTCAGCAAGTGCAGGTTCACCTGCACCACCAAACGCTGCATCACGGGCTGTCGCATCAGCGAACCTCATAACGCTCTGATCCATCAGGTAAGTATTGACCTGTGCTGCAGTAAGTACAGCCCCACTGGTAAAGAGTTTTGCGCCTGCGCCTGCCATAATGCCTCCTAGTGTAACACTCTAGGTGAGTGCGTTTGTTGAGTCCATGACACCAAAGGTTGTGTCATCAAGTGTGAATGGATAAACCAGATCAGCGACAGCAAGCCCGAACTCAACCGTGTGCGAACTAGGCGTGATCACATGACGGATGTTCTCAATGCTGTACTCCTTCGTGACGCTTGCTGGTGTCCCCGTTGGGTAAGTACGTGTGATACTGACAACATCCGCGATATCAATTGCTGTCAGATCAGCCTGCTTTACAGAGTTCAACGGGTTATAGATGGTCTGCAATTTGTCAAACCTGTATTCAGGCAATTTGTACCTATCGAGCAGATCGGTTGCCAAAGTCAAGGCTGCAGCATCATCCACCAGCAACAGACCCGAAAGATTAAGGGTTGAAATCCCGTATTCCGTTTGTGACGCAACATCATTCACCGTCTGATCTGTGCCACCCTCAACCGTACACACCACCTTGTTATACAGGAATTCTTGACCATACATAACTGAGAGGCTGGTGTACGAGATGTTTGAACCAGTATCAGAGAAGTATGCGCTAGGCGTAGTGAATGAGGCTGCAATGCGATCCGTGAAAGTCAGATCACCATTGGCGGCAACAAAGAAATATCCCTGTTCGCTAGTTGCAACTTCCTGCAGGTAGGTCAGAACATTCGTATTTGCACCAATGTCAAATGTTGCACCACCACCCAATGTTGCTGAACCAGCGTCAATATTTCTTGTTGCAGGATAATTCACTTCAGGCAAATCAAGGATTGTTGTGACCCGTGTACCAGACAATTCTTGTGTTGGTGTTAGTGCATTTTCTGTGAATGTGTTTGCCAGAAGCACAAAATCATCTGATGCTGTGATGGTCACATAACTGTTCTCTGTTGTTGCATTAGGGTTGTTTGGCTCATATGAAACATCTATATCTGTGATACGCCCTGTGAACAATGCAACCCCATTAGAGAACACGGACACCTTTCTGCGTGGCGCGACGCCAGAAACACCAAGAGTGCTGTTCCAATATGGTGAACTTGTGTTGATTGGGTCAAATCTGCGATCACGGTTCAGCAGGCGCACGCTGAAAGTTCCAGCGTTAAAGTTCTGCAACTGGTCAGACCTGCCCCGTGAAATAGAGATTTCTTGTGCATATGGTGAAACATCATCACCAATCAAAGTTCCATCAAGATAGTCAGCATCCAACACACCAAGCACCGCATCATCAAGCGTGAACGGGTTTACAGGGAAACCCAACTCCATGAAAATCTGTATGTTCTCACCCCATGCCATTGTGGTCATGTCATGCAACCTTCAGTGGTAACGCACCATTCCTGCGCTGATACCTAGTAAGCACATCAACAATTTCATCACCAAGTTTCGCTGGATCAGTACCCATACCAGCATTGATTGTGACATTGACTGTCATACCTGATTGCAAACGATCAAGAGGAATGACCGCTTCTGCGCCAGCCTCACCAATCAAAGCCCGTGTCGGCTGCGTAACAATTCCACCAGTTGCAAACGGGGTGAACCCTCTGCGCACTGCTAACGCATCAGCCTGATCCTGTGAAAGAACACCACGAGCAACAGCACCCATTTCAGCAACACCACCACCAATGGCTCTAGTGGATGCAAAAGGAGAACCATACTTTGCTTCTGCTGCAGCACCACCAGCACCACCAACCCTTGCCTTGCGTGCTTTCTCCTCAGCCTCAATCAAACGCTCAACGGCTTCAATCTGGCGTTCAATCGCCTCAGTCACAGCATCCTCAGCATCAGCCTGCGCCTTCTTAGCGTCATTCAATCTGTCCAACGCTTCTGTGTATGCGTCACTGCCTTCCTTTGCACCGTTCACAGCCTCATCTAACAAACGCTCTGCCTCAGCAAGCGCATCAGTTGCCTCAACTTGTGCATCTGTTGCATCCTTCACAGACAGTTTGGATTCAGCCAAAGCAATCTCAGCCTCACGAATAGCCTGCGGAGACGATTCAGGATCAAGGCGAATAGCAGCCAACTCTTGTTCAGCCTTAGAAACAGCAAACACAGAAGTTTCAACATCATAACCAGCACTCTCAACAGCACGCTGCGCCTTCTGCAAAGCCAACTGGCGATCCTTCGCTTGCTTACTGTTCGCATCGTAACCTGCAACAACCTGATTGAAATATGCTTGCGCATCAGTCAGTTTGGTGGTTGCTTCAGCAAGGCTGGTTCGCGACTTCATCAACGATTTATCTGCATCACGTGCAGCCTTCTGTGCAGAACTCATACCCTTCAACGCATCAATATATTTTTGGAGTTTCTCTTTCGCAGTTTCAACAGCCTTTGCAGCACCACCACCCCCACCTGCCCCGCCAGCAGTATCAGCAACAGCCTTCATTGCTTTTGCAACCTTCTGAACGCCACCCTCTTTCTCTGCCATAGCACCAGCAACTTCAGCAACACCACCAATCTTTTTCTTGGCGGTATCGGCAGCATTGCCAATGCCCGTGAATGCCATATATCCAAGCGTTCCGATCTCCTCAATGTCTGCACCAAAGAAGTTGGCAGCCTTGATCAGCAAGTTGATTCCAGTGATTGCAACATTTATGAATGTCACAAAATAGTTATACACGCCTGCGATTGCGTTCATCACCACAAACTTCAATACCTCGCCAAGCATATTGACCACTTTGCGCACAGACTCAAACTTGACATACAACGCTGCCATTGCGACAACAAAAGCAATCACGGCTGCCACCGTGATACCAATAGGATTAGACAACAAAGCCACATTAAACAAGTTCTGCGAAATAGTCGCAGCAATAGTCACCAAACGAATAGTTGTAAACGCTGCAGCCAGTACCAACAACGCATTACCAAATGCGCCCATGTTCGTAGTGACCTTCAAGAAGTCACCAGCCAGCATTTTGATTCCAGCACCCAAACCTTTCTCACCAATAACATCAGAAAGATTCGTTAGGTATGGCACAACCTTGTTGGTTACAAAATCTGCAAACTTCTCTATATATGGAATGAGGATTGCACCAAATTCCTCAGCCACATTGCCGACAGCGATTTTCATGCGGTCAAAACCAGTTGCGGTTGCTGCAGCCGTTCCACCAACCTGTGCCTCGACTTCGGCAAGAATGATTTTCTGCGCACCCAATACATCACCAGAAGCAACAAGCGTCTTGATCTGTTCCTTCTGCTGGTCTGTGAAGTTCACGCCTGCACGGTTCAGGGCTGTAATACCCTTGACAGGGTTGCTTAACGCCTTGCCAAGTTGTATGGCTGCTGCGTCAGCAGAACCGAACACATTGCCCAAATCCTGTGCAGCAATAACAGCACGGTCAAATACCTGATTGCCTTCACCAACCTGATTCTGGATTTGCTTGAAAGTGAGCAACAAGTTTGCAGACTTCTGAATCAACTCATCATCCACGCCGATCTGCATTGAAAGTTGTGTGGACAGTTTTGCGACCTGTGTTGCTGTGATGCCTGCAGCCCCGCCCGTAGCCTTGATGATTGCCTCAGTTTGCGCCATCACCTTCTGGGATTCATAGGCTGCAGAAGCGAGTTTGAATCCGATAGCACCTGCTGCAACAGCAACACCAGCAGCAAGTTTGCCAACGGTTGCAAGCGTGTTGGTCATTCCCTTGTCAAATGTACGTAGACCGAAGGTTGCCTTATTTCCTGCGCCCTCAATCTTTTGGAAATCCTTGATTGCCCGTGAAATTCCCTTGCTGTCAAAGGTACTGACTATGTTTACGCCAACTGCCATAGGGTTATCCGTTCAATCGTTTCTGCACTTGACTATCAATCTTGCGAATAGAAACTTCAACAGCCTTTCAATCAACGGCAAGTGCTTTTCAGTTGCAGGATACATTACACGGGAACGGTATTTGCCCTGTTTAGTTTTCACTCTCAAATGCTTATCAAGGTTGGCAACAAACTTCTGACCTGCTGAAGCACCAGAACCTCGAGCAGCACCAATGTTTGATCCTGCCGTGTCATATACCTGTCCACCAGCATCAGATTGTTGCAGTCGGATCAAACCATGTTGACCAACACCAGTTGGCTTCTTGGTAGATACTGCAACACGTACCTTGTTCTTTGCTGAAGCACCGTTATATTCAGGGAGTCTTGCTTTGCCTTTGCGCCCGCCAGAAGTGTGCCAATTCAGCAACGGCTCATCAGGGAACTCACGCCCCACAGCGTCAGCAGCAGGTTTTGCAGATGTTTTGAGATCTTTCTCAATGGTCACATATGCTTCACGCTCATACTTGCGCAATTCTGCAAGCGTTTCGCGCACACCATAAACATCAACTTTGATTCCCATAATATGCCGATACTACTACCGCCTACGATTAGCCCGTTCAGCCTTCTTGGTCAGATAATCCAGCATGGCTTGAATCATCACATCACTTTCATTGAGGAGTGATTGTGGTGCAATGCCTGTTTCACAGGCTAAATAGGCAACGATCCAATGCGCAGAATCGTCACCTAATCTGCTTTTGGGGTTTCAACTTCCTCACGGATCTCAACCGTAACAACCGTGTTAATCCAATCTGGATCAAACTTCAAACTGGTTTTGCGTGTGCGTGTCTCACTATGCCAAGCCAACCATGCCAAGTCTGTTAGACGGATCTCTGTCTCAAAGCGTGCAACGCTACGTGACCATGTGCGTTCAAACGCAACAAAGTCAGCAAACACGGCATCAACATCAGACTTTGTACCGTCATTAAACTCAACCATCAAAGCAATTTTCATTGCAGTCTCCTTCTAATTGTTTGTGTTATTTAATTAGGCAACAGCCTTAACAAGAGTTCCACCAGTAAAGGTCAACGAGGTCATTGCTAATTCACCAACGGTTGCCGAAATTGGAGTGTGGCTTGCTAGATATGCCCCAGAAATCGTATAACTCGGATTGGTTGCACTGACTGCGCCAGAAGTCGGTTTGAACACAAGTGTTGTTGTAGTTCCGACAAGCGGAAAGATTGTTGCTTCAGTTTTTGTTGCAGCAAAGTCCTGCATGATATCTACAGTCACGCTGTTGTTTTGCAGACCACCAACAAATGAACGGTTGCTTCCGAACGCTGTCACCTCAACCGACTCAATTTCGTAATTGATCTCAACATTGTTTGACAATGAACTGAGATCAACAGAGTTGATTGTGATTGAAGCATTTGTGAGAACTATTGCAGCCATGACTATTTTTCCTGTTCGCTTGTTACTGACTTTGACTTTGCATTGACTTCAGCGATATGACCGCCTTCAACCAATGCCTCAATGTTACACCCATCCAAGAGTGCGCTGTCCAGCACTTCACCTTGCTTACCTGCAGCAAAGTTGTCGCTTAATACTTTGTAACTTGCCATGTGATGTTTCCTATCCGTGAACTTCCACTTGCATTTGAATAACTAGAAACTGTGCGCCACCAGCGTCGAGGCTGGTTATGTCTGCACCTGACCTTACTATGAGAGTTTGACATACGCCACCAAGTGTGGGATCACCTTCTATTGCTGCACGCACACTCTTGCTTCCAGAATATGAAAGATAATCATCTAACGCTGCATGGGCAGTGCGATCTAACCAGCGACCAACAATCACGTACACAGTCCAATCCATGACCACATCGCCACCCTGATATGCACGGTGATAGTTAATACTGTTGATCTGTGGATAGGCAAACGGCGGGTTTTCCTGCTCAGGTTGATAATTGAAAGTGCGCAAGCCTGTGATCGTTGCCAGCCGTGCCTGTAGACCTGTGGCAACTTGTGAAACGGTTGCTGGCATCAGATAACCCCAAATACCACATACTGATTGAGCAGGTCGCGCACATCAGGGTCAACAGCGCGAACCTGCAAAGCCATATCAGCAAATCCGACAACGCCAAGCGCAGCGTTCAGACGGGCAAACTGGCGCATAGCGAGCAGAACACAAGCCTGCGACACATCAGCAGGAACAGCATCCCATCCCCAGAACCCTGTCACCTGACAGGTCGGGAATGACGGAACGGTAAACAATGGGAATGTTTGACCGCCAACCATACGGGCGTGGACATATGGGTAACCACGTAAAGAAGCATCTGTTGGCTCCAGAATGTAGTCAACACCCTGAGTCAGCGTGGTCGCATACGTGCCATTTGCATTTGTATCAATCTTGATTGTGACAGTTGCGTTTGCTAAGTCCTCTGGCATACGAAGCAGGTATTCATTGATTGGGTACAGGTTGATTGCTGTGGCTGCTGTCTTGTAAAAGAATCTGCCACAATAACCATCAATGCGCCTAGAGGCAGACTCAATAGCCTTCTCTAGCAGCCCATCATCAACATTGTCTGTCAGCCTCAGCGCAGACTTCACATCCTGCAAGGAACAGTAACCATTCTGGATCGCCATGAGTTATGCCTTGCGCTTAGAGACAGCCTTGCGTGTAGCATGCTCTGCTACAGGTTCAATAGTTGCCGTTTCAACCTCTGGCGTTTTGACTGAATGACCCAATGCACGTAAAGCCTCATCGCAGGCTTTCACGCGATCCTTCAAACCTCTGCGCTCATAACCTAAACGCTCAACAAGTAGTGCTTCAATTTGTTTGTCCATGTTGCAAATCATACACAATAGAAAAAGAAAGACCGCCAACACCGTTCAAGATGCTGGCGGTCTTTCGGCTCTAATCCGAAATGAAGTTATCGGTTTTAGAAGGTTGGAGTTACCAAGCCCGTGCCATTGATCTGCGCCCAAGCGTTCGGGTAACGGTTTGCAGTGAATGCTGCATATCCGTACACAATCATTTGAACATCAAGTTCAGCACCCTTTGGTTGCTCAAAGCGCAACATCATTGGTTCACCAGCACCTTGTTCCCACAGGTGGAGTTCCTGTGCGTTGCCAATGTAGATGGTGTCTTGGTTCGTGCCTGCACCTTGTGTAACAGAAACGGTTGCATCAGTTACTACTGGCAAACCAGCAATGCTGTAACCAGAGTTACCGTACTGAACTGATCCTGAACCATAAGCAACAGAGTTCATTGCAACTGGTGTTGGTACAGCCAATGGGCGGTTGGTGGTGTCAAGTGCAGCCAAGATAAATGCCAAACGGCGTGGATGCATGATGATCACATTCGGGCCACCAAAGAAAGTGGTCTGAACTTTCTGAATTGCATCCAAAAGTTTTGGATACAGTTCAGCAACCGTTGGTGAAGCGTCAGTGTAAGTAACAGTCTGTCCTGCTGATGCAAGAAGTTCTGCAACCAATGCTGTGTTCAACGAGGTGTGGTAAGCAGAAACAAGATCAGCCATAACGAGGCTGTCAATTCCAGTTCCACGCTCAAGTGCCTGACGGCTCACATTCTGCTGACCTGCATAGGTGTTGACCGAAATATCTAGTTTGGTGTCATCCATGTTGGTTTCAGAAACGGCTGCACCTTCAGTTTGTGCTGCAACAGATGAACCAGTGGTCACCTTGCTGATGCTCAGGGTCAAGCCTGCTGCTGGCAATTGGTGCTTACGTGCAATGTCTGCAGTTGGGCGACCTGCACGGGCAAACGGCGCAGCCAAGTCGGTGAGGAATTGTGGAACAACCAAACCAGCAAAGTTTGCGCTGGTCACATCGCGGCGTTCAATTTTCTCTTCCTGCATATGGCGTGCAAGACGCTCTTTTGCAGCAAAGTCGTTGTTGAACTGTGCAGCGTATGCGTCAGCAATAAACGACACATCAGCCTGTGGGTTGTAGGTGCGTGCTTCTGACTTAACTACTGCAGGTGAAGCAACAGAGTCAAACTTCTTTTCTTTGCGCAGTTCTGCAGCCTCAGCCGAACGCTTTTCAAGTTCGCTGTGGGTTGCAATCTGCTCGTCGAGTGAACGCACTTCCTCAAGTGATGCAGCAATTTGTGCATCCTGCTCTGGTGAAAGTTCACGTGCTTCTGCCTGTGCTGCTTCAACAATGGCTTCTGCCTTTGCAAGTGCAGCATCACGCTTTTCAATAAGGGATTTACTAAATGACATAATGACCTCCAAGATCATCTGATTTGAATGTGTGTTTTCCTTTCAGTGTTAGGAGGTCAGTGACTTGTTCAGTCGGCTGTCTAACGGCTGCGTAGTTTCTGCAAAGCAACCTGATTCTTGCGCAGGCTCAATGTAGAAACTGGTGCAAGAGTAACAGGCTCATTTCGTTTGCGCAACTCTGCCACCGTTTGCTCATATGCAGGGAAGGTAACAACGCTCACATCAAACAATTGAACCTCACGTAGTTCGCGCACCGAACGGTCAGCGTTCCATGAATCTTTGACTGTGCGGAAAGCAAAACTCATCTGTGATAGATCGCCACGCTTCATAGCGGAGATGATCCGTGCGGCGTCGGGGTTCATTGGGTCAAGTTCTGCTTCAACACGCAAACCACGCTCATCCTCCTCAAGCGCAAGAGTGCCAGACTTAGAACGAGCCAACGGCACGCCTTCATGGTCAATGAGTAAACGCACATCAGCACCATCATTAAGGGTCTTGCTGAACGCACCACGCTTAACAAACTCTGTGAAACCCATATATTCAGATGGTGAATCCCAAATTGCTGCATAACCGACAATCGTTCTGCCTTCGTTCTCAGCGCGAACTTCAAGATTGGAATATGCAATACTGCGCTTCTCATCAATTTCAGTTGCTACCCATTGCACAAGTTCGCTCATAATTTTCTACCTTACTATTCGGAATCTAATCTTTCCACAACACGGTTTGCATATTCCTGCGCCCTACGTGCTGAAGCCTTGCTCGAGCCACCACCCCACAACAACATTGCAACCAAACCTGCAGTGATCTCATCACCCTGCACAGCATCCAGATCGTCAATATGTCGAGCAATCCATGCACCGATCTTGCGCCACTTTGCTTCCGTCACCTGACCTGCAGCCATTTTGCGTGCGTCCTCAACGGTCTGCGGCATTAGCCCATCACCAGATAAACCCTGCTCATGCAATGCCAAACCACGCTTCGCTGAGGCACGCATGAACGCTGGTGCAGAAAGATCAACTGCGCGATATTCAGAGTCCTCAATCTCCTCTTCTGGTTCGCCTTCCATCTCATCCTCATCCTCCATCTCCTCAGATTCATAGGATGATTTGGCTTGCATCAGCAACATGATTGCAGAATCAATGAACGCAACCATTTCCTCATTGCGTTTGCTCATGCTGCGCTGCCCAACTTCACCTGCTGGTTCTAAACCTTCAGCCAACGATTGTGCCACCATACGATCAATGGCATCCTGTTTTGTTTCATAGCAAGCCAATGTGGTTGCTGATCCGTCTGATTCAATTTTGACTGCAGCCCAATTAGAGCAATCGGGTTGGTTCGCTGATATTCCATAAGGCATGAGTTAATCCAAATCTGGTGTGAGAACAACCATTGTGTGCGTTGATGCTGCTGTTATTGCATACAAAGTTTCTGATGCTGGAATGAATACGGTCATTGTTGTTCCATTAGGCAAATGCAAACCTGTTTGTGAACTAACGGTACTTCCACCGATATATGTGCTCCCAGTACTTGAATGCAAATAAATATCACGATTCTTGTTATCTGCTGGAACAATCAATGTTGGTGTTGATGCAACTGTTACTGCTGTTGATTTCATGTTTTACCTTTCAGGCGGTATTGCATCTGTGCCGATAGTTGGTAAATCTCCACCCTCAACACCAGCGACAACTGTTCCAGCCAAGCCCATAACAAACTGATCTCCGCCTTCGTATGGTTCACGGTTCTCAATCTCACGGGCTTCGTTAGGTGTGAGCGTGCCGTTCATAATTTGTTTCTGTTGTGCGTTCACACGGGTCATCAAATCCGCACGCAAGAACTCCTCTGGGTTGAAGCGCACAGATTGTGGGCGTGGCAACATTTCGCTGAAGGCTGACTCTAAACGCCTCACCCAACCAAGAAGCGTGTACTTAAAGAATGCTGAACCCAACGCCTCAATGTTCTGATAGGTCTGCGAATCGCCACCAGTACCAATGATCAGGTGCAACGGGATGCGGTAGACACGGGCAATATCGCGGATGATTGACTCTTTGTGTTCCAGCATTTGCATATCGGCTGCACTTGTTGTGATACTGCGCCACTTCAAACCGCCCTGCAACACCGCAGGCTTCCTGTGTTTGTAATGTGACTCAACCCAATTATCACGAATCTGTCGAGCCTGATCAGTGGTCAATGCGCCATCTGTTTCAAGTACAGATGATGGTGTTGCGCCTTCACCGTAGAACTGTGCAAGGAAACGATCCATTGCAAGTCCCATTCCAATTGTGTTGCGCATTGTTTCTAATGGGCTTATGCCTCGCAATTGGTTCGGCAGTATTGCCCAATGGATTGCGCGAATGTCTTTGCTGCTGTATTGAACTTTTCCGAGATCGTAAATCAACTCACCTGTGTCTGTTGTTGCGATTCCCTTGATTGCGTGGGGGTGAATATTGCGCATTTCAACGGGAAGTCCGTCTGAACCTTTTGGTGCATATATGTAGGCGTTGCCATGTAATGCAAGAGTGAGCATTGTTTGATGCACAAACTCAAACATGTTCTGGTGGTCATTTGGTTGCTGGAGTACTGATGGTGTTGGGAGTTTTTCAATTCTGCCTGCCCTTGTGCGCACCAGTTCTACTGGCATGGATGCAATGGAGTCAGCAAGGATAGTGACAGATGCGAGAACTGCGCTGTGTGCAACAGCCGTTATTTCTGTAACAATTTCACCTGACCAGTTGTTATACAACGGGCGTGCAGTTATCTGGTATGGGTCGATGCTTGTTGGCAGCGCACGCTGTTCAGATTTTTTCCACAAACTCATGCTGCCAAGCCTCCACCGACTATCAAGAGAACACCTAGCACAATAACACCAATCGGAACACTGAAGGAACAAATACCTGCTACAACACAAATTGCACCAACAAGTTCAACTGCTGTGGTGATTACTTCTCTAAGTTTCATTCCAAATGTCCAATACTGCTGGTTCTGCTTCTGGGGTTTCAGGTTTGCTTGTTGCACGATCTAATGCCATAACCATAGCAATACAAGCGTCAATCTTCCTTTTGGATTTGCCTTTGGAAAGTGTCCAGCCTTTGTCGCTCATCCGTTGCGCTGCAGATAGCACTTGGTCTGTAAATGTTGGTGCGCCATCATGGGCAACCTTCTTGGCAACAATCATTTCATATGCGTTACCGCAAGCGGGGATCATCCGCGACGCCGACTGTGGGAAGGTCACAAGGTTCATACCTTCATCAGATAGGTATTCTGCGCTGCGTTCAAAGAAGGCAGGGTCATACACAAACTCACGTACCTCATAATTGTTGTGCAGTTCCCGCAGATAGGCTTCTACGCCAGCAATATCAATGCCATCAATTTCTGGATTCCAAATCTTTGCCCGTACAACAACCCTGTCCTCTTGCGGTTGGGCAATACAAACGGCAATAGTGTCACGCTTCAACGCCATATCTATCCCAACCCACACAGGCAAATCAGGATCAAGTTGATGTGTATGAGATACACACTGTTCCCATGCACCTGACGGAAGCCATGATTCTTGGCTTCTAGTCCAGTTATTTAACCGCCATCTGCGCACACTTGATTCAGCCGATTGCTTTACTGCTGCTGCCAAGTCCTCTGGGTCGAGCAAACCTTCGGCAAGGTTTGGGTTTGCAATCATCCACGCTTTGCGGTCATTCAGGTCACAATCCTCTGGGGCTTCCCACCACCAGAACCCAAAAGTGTCATCATCCACTTCACCAGCAGCAACCTGCTTGCCATATTGATACATCTTTCCTGCAGGGGAATCCAAGTCAAAGCCTGCTGTAGTGATGCTGATGCTGATCGGTTCAATACGGTTACCTGAACCTAACTGCATTTGGTCAAGCAGGTCGCTATTTGATTGCCCCCACACCTCATCTATGAGTGAAACCGATGGGTTGAGTCCAGCCAAACCTTTCACTTCACTAGAAAGCACGCGGAACACAGAACCGAAACGAGGCATCTCAATAGCGTCACGGTAAATCTTTGCTTCAGCATTAAGCAATGGGCTGTTCTGAATCTGCTGTTTTGCTTCACCAAAAATGATCCGTGCCTGCTGACGATCATTGGCAATTGCATAGATTTCTGAACCTGCCTCACCGCTAATCATGGTAAAAACACCAAGCGCACTCATCATGAGGCTTTTGCCGTTCTTACGTGGCAAACCAATCATGGCTCTGCGATAACGCAATCTGCCTGTCTCATCATTGCGTTCAAGCAAAGATTTCAACAACCATTTCTGCCAGTTTGTGAACTCAAGTGGTGCGCCAGCCTTAAAACCTTTTAACACCTGAAAGTGCGCCTCAGCAAACGCAATCAGTTCATCACCGTCAGTTTGCAAATACTTTCTAGGCGTATAGAACGCAGGCTTCCACTTATTTAGAGGCTGCACGCTTTTCGGCAATGCGCCTATGGAGTTCGCTGAACTCATGCTGTTTCACTTCCCCTGTTCCTAACAGTCCTCGCTCTGATGGTGTGAAGCCTATCTGACCAAGCAGCGTGATTATCTGGCGGTCAATTTCACGCAACGCTCGACGGTCACGCCAAGCATCAGGATTCTGCTGCAACCTCACACGTAACCTTGTGCGCTCCTCAGTTGCCTCACACAACATCAACACCAACTCTGTGTCCATCTGCTGCTTCAACCAGCCTGCACCACTAGTCCACACCTGCGCCCACAAACGCAAACCCTGCTCACCCAAAGGGCGCGACGGATCAGGGATATGTGAAGTTGGAAGCGCAGTAACGGATGCTGTTGGCGTCTCTTTGGGCAGTTTCCTTCCAGAAGGATTACCAATGCGCTGCTTGCGCTCAACAGGTTTCCTGTTATGACCGCCAGAACCTTTACCACCCATAATGCTGAAGCCTCAATTCAAATAGATACATAGTGTTGCATAAAGAGAAATAGGGCGCACCCTGCGATCAGTCAGGGTGCGCCCCACAGGGGGTAATGCTAAATGCTTACTGTTGCTTCATCCGCATATCTGCCAATGATTGTGCAAACGCAAGTTCAATAATTTTGTTCTGCCTTACACGGATTCGGTTGTTCAGCCAATCAATCTCATCCTGCAATTTGTCCCTTCTGATAACCGCAAGATCAATTTCCTTCTGGTATTCAGCAATGGTCTTTTCCATCACTTGACCTCCTCAAGTACATATTCTCTATTGCCAGCAACCAATCTGTTTCCCCAATGCGCACGCACATCTTGTTCTGAGTAACCATCCACAATGGAATACTGACGCAGTTCAAGATTCTGGTAATCACCAAAACCATCGCGCTCATCGTATGTCTGGACATTGATCCAAACAAGAACTTTGTATTGCTTCAATTTCTTTTTCATCTAAGCCCCTCCTCTTGAGCAGCCCTTGTGGGCATACCCAAAGGATAGGCACAAACCCACCCACAAACCAAGCCAATCCAGCGCAAACCACCCCAAACCAGTTCAGAAAAACTAGTTTTGCTGCTGATATGCACGCTGTGT